TTTCAGGAACGTGCCAACCTTCAACCAATTTCATAGCTCACCCTTGTTTGTTCCCACGGCCTCGGTTTACCGTGAAAGATCACCACTTTGGCATTATCTAGCCCATTCGGTAGTACGTCAGCCTTAAAACTTACAATTCCGTCTGTAATGTCTTGCCAATAAGTTACTCGACCCTTCATGTGATGTTCAATGTATGCCTGGTCACCACCAGCTGCGTACATCTGCAACTCTGCAAACTTATCGTACAGTTCCACAGGTTTTGACCAGTACATCATGCTTGATTGCATGGCTTTCGGGTTGTATTGACCTCTGTAAACATCACGCATAATCACAAAATCATGCTGTTTTGCCGCCTCGATCATTTCGGTGCAGTCACCAGTTAGCACCGTGTCGAGATCAAAATACAGCGCACTCGGTAGTCGAAACAATTCCATCTTTGCCCACCAACCCTGCCAATCATGCAGCAAAGGGATGGTTTTGCACTCTAACTCAACGTCCGACAGGCACACAAACTCATGTTCAGGCAGGTACTTAACGCACATCTTTTGCAGCGCATAAACGTGTTCGGGCTTGAAATCACCACCAGACCGCAATACCGACGCTACGATCATGTAAATATGCCGACCGCCATGACCTCAGAGCCTGCGCCAGTTGTGACTTTCCATGCGCCGTTTGCTGAAATTGCATTGATCTCAATGTTATAAACGCCAATCCCGCCACCTGGTGAGTTTGGCAGAATTGTGTGCGTCAAGATGCCTGCTCCTGTGCCATCGACAATCTGAACTGCTGCGGTTGCCGCTGTGCTTACAGTAATGATGATTCTGTGTAGGTAATCACCAACTGCGCCTGTAACGCCTAATGTTTGCGCTGATGCACTCGCTGCAACGTGTTCATAAAAATAACGATAAGGATTTGATACGCCACTCATAATCTTCTACTCCGTTGTGTTGTGTGGGTTGCCCACATATCATTCAATGTAACTGTGTTTTCTGGCCCGACCATCAGCGGCTTCTCAACATCTGGTGGCTTAACTTTTGGCTCTAACCTCCAAGCAATTGCTAACATTCTAAATGCGTCGGCTGGGTGGCTTGTCCAATCATGCCTCGGTGTCTGCCTAAACGATTTCTTGTCCTCATCATATTCACGCTGATATTGCCTTAGTGCCTCTAGCCCATCGTGCGTTCTGTCAGCATCAAACCAACAGTTGGGCATCATCTGTCTGACCGCCTGAATCCCGTCTTGCACCGACAAATCAGGCACAATTGCCATGTTGTTGATGCCTAGAAACTCTGCTAATTGCTCAATAACCGACTTACCCGCTGCTGCTAGTGTTTTCGCCTTCGCATCGTGCGGTAAGTAGTGTTTACCGTAAATATACGGCTTTTCTACAACTATTTTAGCTATTTCTGCGATATTTGCACCACTTATTGCAAAATAATCAATGATGTGGATTTCGTTACGAACGACCTGATACCACCAGATTGCCGTGTCATCTCGATAACCCAAGTCCCAACTAGTGTGACAAGGTAAGTGCGGATCGTAGTCAACACGCCTAACTTGCCCTCCATCTGTAATCTTGCGTAAATCCTCGCCATAATACGCACCTAAGATTGCCGCCTCAAACGAACATTCGTATTCTTGTAGGAATTGGTCATCGCTGATCTGTGCGGCAGCTGCTCGTAACTCTGTGTCAGGCAAGAGTCCAGACTCGGACGCTTTAAGCACCAAGTGAAACCACTCGTCAGGCGTTTTCTTAGCTGTCTCAAATATCTGCCAAAACTGGTTCTTGCCCTTTGGCGTGCCTGCAAACACAGCCCAACCCTGTTTGTCAGATAATGTTGGACGGATGACGTTACCCCAAACGCTAGGTCTGAAGTCACCGTATTCATCCATAAACACGCCATCAAAGCCTAAGCCACGCATGGCATCTGCGTTGTCAGCACCGAACAAACGTATCTTGCCGCCAGTTACCAACTCAATCGTCAACTCTGCCTCATTGCTCGTTGCGAGAACTGGTCTAGCAAAGTGTTTAAGGTAATCCCAAGCCACGGACTTAGCCTGGCTACGGAACGGTGCAATGTAGGCAAATAGAGGATTTGGGCTTTTGCACATGAGTGCTGCCCTGATAATGTCATTTATAGCCGCCACAGTCTTGCCAGCACGCCTGTGAGCGACTAGACAAGCCCAACGCTCGGTGCGGTTGTGGAATGATTTAAATGCCTGTCTAGGGGCATAAGGCAGTATTAGTTCTCTGCCCATCTAACCACCAAGTCACGACCATCGGCGCCAGTAATCTCGTGGCGGTCTGTTTCTTTCCACTTGGCCCGTGTTTTTAGCCAAAAGATAGCCGCCGCCGTATTGCCATTTTTAGCTTGTTGAAACAATGTACCAGCAATAGCAGAGTTAGCATCAATCCTGCCCTCGTCTAACTCATCTTGATAATACTTGGTTAGCGTATCAGCTGATATTTTAAGTCGTGTGGCTATATCTTCATGGGGTACGCCTAAAGCAGACAATCTCTTGGCTGTATCTCTTTCTTGCTGCGTAGGAGTATGTTTTATTCCTTGTGCCATTTTATAACTCCGAAAGAACAGCTTTCTTGCCCGTAAAGTTTTCCCATCGCTTTACTATTACGTCACAGTAAATAGGGTCTAACTCCATAATTCGAGCCTTGCGCCCTGTTTTTTCACATCCAATTAACGTGCTGCCGCTTCCGCCAAAATAATCAAGCACTATGTTGTTTGGCTTTGTACTGTTTTTTATAGCTCTTTCTGACAATGCAACAGGCTTTTGTGTGGGATGTACATATTTGCTATCTTTTGCAATTTGCCATAAATCAGATTCGTTTTTAATTTCAGGATCAATCAAACCATCAAAAATAATAAATTCATGTTGATGTCTGTACCCACGACCCAAACCAAATACGTTTTTAGCCCAAACAATGCAAGCCTTTGGTTTTAATTCTAATTGTATTAATCCGTAAAATGCCCAATTGCAACAAATGTAATAACTGTTTGGTCTATTCGCATTAAATGTTTGCAACCAATCTTTAATAAATTCAGCAAATTGATCTACAGGCAAATTATCGTTTTTAATAACATCAAATTTACCCGAGCGTCCGTTAAAAGCTACATTGTATGGAGGGTCGGTAAATACCATATCTGACCGCTGCCCATCCATTAACTTATCCACAGCGTCAATGCTAGTGCTATCCCCGCACATAAGCTTATGGTTGCCTAATATCCAAACGTCACCTAGCTTTGTAATTGGCTCTAGTGGCGCTTCTGGCACTTCATCTTCGTTTACCAAACCCTCATTTATTTCTACAGGGTTTAGCAGCGCATTCAGCTCATCTGCGTTAAATCCTAATAGCTCTAAGCTAAACTTATCTTCAAGCAACTCGTTAAGTTCAATGGTTAGCAACTGGTCATCCCACCCTGCGTTCAACGCTAAACGGTTGTCGGCAATGATGTAGGCTTTCTTTTGCGTGGGTGTTAGGTCTTTTAGCTTAATGACTGGTACTTCTGTCATGCCTAGCTTTCGAGCCGCCATGAGCCTACCGTGGCCTGCAATGATGCCCCGTTCCCCGTCTACTAGGATTGGGTTAGTCCAGCCAAACTCTTTAATGCTCGCCGCTATTTGGGCAATTTGTGCGTCATCGTGCGTTCTGCTGTTCATGGCGTAAGGTATTAACGCCGTAACTGCGACTTGTTCGATCTTCATTACTTACCCAATTGTGGTAGTTTAAGTATGAATAGTTTAGCCTACTTATTGCGTTCGCTGATATTCTTAGCTTTTGATCGAGCATCTTCTTTGCTTGATGCGCCCCATGCTTTCAAGGCTAACGCTAGTCTAGTAGGTTTCCCATCCTTTTCCATAGGCCCTGGCATATTGCCCATTCGTGCAAGAAAACTAGCTCGTCTTGGGTTATCACCTGACTTAACTGGTGGCTTTAGATGCATTCCTTCAGCTTCGGCACTCGCTCGACCCTTGGCATTTAGACCGCCAGCAGGGTTTTTCCCTTCCTTGCGTTGCCAAGCCGCTGTCATTTGAACGCCTTTAGCTTATAAAGGGTTGAGTCAATAAGATCCGCAATTTCGTCACAAATATTCTGCAATTCCGAATCCTGCGGCAATTCCGTTCGAATGTCTTTTACAAACGCTTTTACGCCTGTGATGTATTTGACGGGATCGGTGGCTAGATGAAAGTCTTTAGGATAGCTTTTGATTTGCTCGTAACAGCCTTGATACGCCTCGGCCCAGCTGTCGGTCAGATCAATGATGCCTTCGTAGTATTTTTGCAACGCTTTATGCTTGGCGTAACTGTCTGTTTGTAAATGCATAAAGTGAGCATTTGTCCCGCTATGGAACAAGGTTGACACGAATACGGCGGGATAATCCATGAT